AACCACAATATTATTATCAACCTCAACAACAAATGATGTATCCAGATCAAATGGCTCAACAAGAAAAGTTCGATATATTATCAAATGTTGATAAATCTACATGGATCATCGCATTCGCAGTGTTTCTACTCGGGTTTTTCATGGGTAAAACCATGCAACCCGTGATACTCAGATATAGTTAAGAATCCCAAAATCAGATGACTTTTTATTTAGGCGTATGGAAATCCAAAGTTTGGAAGACTTGTATTACCAACAAATGTTCCAATATCTCCATATTTAGGTGGTATAAAGCGATCCGTGATAGGACCACGATATGTATCTTCGATAAATCCCTTTGTTGTACTGGGTTTTTCGACAGGTCTCTTCTCCTTTTCCCTTTTTTTGTTTTTTGTTTGGGAAGTAAAAAACAAAATAAAGAACGCTGAAGTTAATATCACTGTTATGATTATCTTAAACATTTTGTTTTAGAATTATATTATATTTTTTATTTACGCGGATGAAACTTCTGGCTCGCCCTCCTCCTTTGACTCTTCGATCTTAGCCTCGGTCGACGACTCAGCCTCAATCTCCGATTCGCGCAACTTGCGACGTTCCTCAATCTCCGCCGCCACGAGAGCGTCAGCTTCCTTGACGAGATCTTCCATTGGACTGTCAGGCTTTTCCTTTTGAAGACGTTCCAAAACCTCCGCTGGGTGGGGAATTGGTGGCTCATCTGGTTTGGTGTAAAACTTGGAGTTTTCGTCACCAGGGGAGATGTAGTCCTTGGCTGCCATCATGGTGGTCTTTCTTTCTTGGAACATGCGCGCGGCTTGTGCTTGATTCTCCTTGTATCCACTCATGATTTCCTCCAATTTCTCATTCGTGTAGTGGACGTCTTCAATCTTTGTCGGATCTGGTGGGATCAGCAACCACTTGTACATGTCAACGACATAAATGTCGAATGTTGCATCTTCCTTCTGAAGACGCTTCGCGTGATTCGCAGCTTCGTCACGAGTTGCGAATGCCCCACGAATCTTGATTCCAAATTGATCATTCTTTTGTGGTGCCTCTGGGCCAACGACCGAGAGGCAAGCAAATAATTGACCGGGAACAGTGGTGTAATCTTGTTCGAGAGACATGGTATTATACCCATATTAGACTCCAAAACTTTAAGCTAACTTAAAAGGTTCAGTTCTATTTTAAATAATGAGAACCTTTTGGGATAAACAACCTGTACCCCAAGCTGGAGTTACATATGATATGGGGTGTAATATCGAAAAGGATCAAAAATTAGATACAAACCCCACTACACTCCCCATTGGTTTTGAATGGGATGAACCATCACTCGATGAAGCACACAGACTTCTTAAAGATCATTACGTGTCTGATGAGACCTTCAATCTCCATTATTCTCTGGGAACACTCAAATGGGCGGTAGAATTTCCGGGATATAAAAATATAGGAATTCGTGTGTGTGAGACTGGTGAACTTATTGGGTATATTTCGAGTATTCCCCAAAATGTACGTGTGTGTGACAAGAATTTGAAAATGGTTCAAATCAACTTTCTATGTGTACACCCATCCCACAGATCTCATGGTTTTGCACCAATTCTAATTAGTGAAATTAAACGAATTGCGAATGTAAATGGTATATGGCATGCCGTTTATACGGCTGTAACAAAAATTCCAACACCAATCACTAAATCATCATATTGGCATCGATTCCTCGATGTAAAGAGACTCGTTAAAACCGGGTTTTACCAAACAAATCGTTTGAGGGAAAAATACTTTGAACTACGTGGAACGTCGCGATTTAGAAAGATGACTTCTAAAGATGTTCCAAAAGTTACATCTATACTGAAAAAGTATTTTGATGAATTCAAGTTGGCTCCGGTCATTGATAAGGAATGGGTCAGATATTGGATTCTACCAGTGAATGCATACGTTAATGATGACACGGACGAATTCATTTCATTTTATGATATTCCATACAAGCGAGTTGATGACTCGGATGAAGTACGTCAAGCGTATGCGTTTTACATGGTTGGTGATGTATACAACGACGCCTTTTTAATCGCAAAAAATTTAGGATACGATGTATTCAATACACTTGATGCGGGGCAGAAACGTTCTCATTTGGAAAAATTAAAATTTATAGAGGGAAGTGGTCATGTATACTATTACTTATTCAATTGGCTTCCTTCATCTACGGTTGAAATTGAAGATATACAACTTAAGTTACCTTAAAAGAATTGTTCTAATGTAAATCATGGAAGAGATCCGTCGAACCCACAATGATGCCAAGCGAAACCTGATACAGTCTGTCACTCAAGAAGGAAATCAGATACTTGACGTTGGCTGTGGTTTTGGTGGTGATCTTCAAAAGTGGCACAGGTGTGGTGCAAACATGAGTATGTGTGACCCAGAGCCATCGGCCCTCGTAGAAGCCAAAAGTCGCGCAAAAAACATGAGAATGCGAGTAAATTTTTACGAGGGGGACATACACAACTGCCCGAATAGAAAGTTTGACATTGTGTGTTATAATTTTTCACTTCATTATATTTTTGAATCAAAGGATACATTTTTTAGTTCAATTAGGGAAATCAAGAAGAGAATGAAACCCGGTGGACGTCTCATAGGGATTATTCCAGATTCAGAAAAGATTATATTTCGAACACCTTATAACGATGATTTGGGAAATTTCTTTTTAACTAAGACTAAGTGTATGGGTCGTTATGGTGAAAAATTATTTGTGAATTTAGCAGACACACCATTCTACGCGGATGGTGTAAGACCTGAACCCATAGCTTATAAGGATCTCCTGGTAACACATCTAGAAGAGATTGGCTTCACACTTGAGATGTGGGAGGGTCTCGAGGGAAATCCAATCTCCGAATTCTATAGCAAATTTATCTTTGTATATAAGAGATGATCGCATTCATTGTATTGTTGCTCATAAATTTATGGATTCTTCAACGAACACGCGAACCCCAGGAACTCACCGAGGTCAAAGAAAAGTACACGACTCTTCGAACACATCTCGTGAATACTGAAAATCAAAAGTATAAAATGTTGACGCGTTGTATTCCAATAACCGGAATTCGTGGTATGCGCGGCACCATTGGTTACAATACGAATAAAGGACAAGAAATAGCCATATGTGTCGACGGAACATCAAATGAGATGTTCCACGTTCTTATTCACGAACTCGCACACTGCACAGTTGATGAGTATTCTCACTCCCAGGGTTTTTGGGACAATTATGTAGAACTCCGAGATATGTGTATTGAGATTGGAATATACGAAAAAATTCCAGATAGAAAGGCTTTCTGTGGTCAGAAAATACAGGATAAATAATCTTCTTTACATATATTAAATGAAAACCCCTCTCAGTGTCTTACTGACGGTTATCTTATACTACATCGCCATATATGGGATAACAATCATACCACACATCAGTAACAACTATTATGGGAATTTGATCATTCTCACATTGGTGATACCAAACATCTTTAGACATATTGTGGGAAGTGTGCCACGCTTGGCTGTTGATCGTTTGTTTGTATTTTCGACGACGGTCATCGCGTTCGTGATAACTTTTCTCATGAACAAGTTGTGGGGTGATACGAAAGACGCGGTAAAAGAGTACGGGAGTGACAGAAGCAAGACACTTAAATTGAGTGCCTTGCTCATGACAGCTTTTACTGTTGGAGCGTTGATTACCTATTATTCAGGTATTGATAATTCAATCTATTCAAATATGGGTTGGGAATCAAATCAGGGTTTCACAATGTAAGTCTTCCCGAAGTAGAAGACAATCGCCGCAACCAAACCAGTTGACGCCAAACCAACCATGCTTCGCGCACCTTGTTCGTTGAGGAACTTGGGAACGGAGGTGACAAGTTTGTCTTGAACCGGCTTCGACACCGCGATGGCAGCCGCAACACCCGCAACGAGAGCGATGAGTTGATCATCGGTGAGGTTCATTGGGTTCTTGCTCTCTGGTGCCTTCTCAGCTTGCTGCTGCGCCATGAAAGCACCCTGGGGGTTTGGTGCTGTCATTTGTGGCATCACACCTTGCATTCTTGGCTCTTCCATCATCATTGGGGGATCCATCATAATGTCATTAATTGGAGTAGAGTCCATTGTCTGTTTATTTTGTCCCACATTTTTTTCCTGTTCTTGTGACGCTCTATTATCAATAAACACGGTAGATCTATTATCATTCAATGGAACCATCCCATCTCCATTGTCTGAAAGATTCATGGTATTTACGTTGGTAGCCATTTAGTATATTCATATGTTTTTGAAACATCTGAGTGACGCGGCCTGCTACTTTGTCTTAGTAATTTTTAAATTTGTCTTTTTTGTGGCTTTTTTTGCATCATCTTCTCGATGTTGCATGTGTTTAGGATTATACATCTTCTGGTGAAGTCTCCACAGATCAGGACTTCCAACCCTAAAGTTTTTTCTGACTGTTGCTTTGTACCAATATACACAATCCTGTATTTTATTGGATTTAACGGTATTATCCAATACGAGACACTCATAGTTTTCTGTACATGCGTCCATCACCTTGCAAAACATATCAAATGATGGGAAGATACCGAAGAAAGATTTATAAAGTTTTTCTCTATTTTGTATAATATTTTCACGGAGAATGAATACATAATCTACATTTGCACGAAGTGCTGGTGGTAAATCCATGACATATTGCATCGTGAGCATGAAGAAGATTTTCCAGTGTCGTCCATTCATAAAACACTGTCTAATACACGTATCTTTCAGAAACTTTGAATCGTACATACAATCATCAAGAAGCATAAAAGCACCACAATTGGTTTTACCCGCACCCACGAGTTTACGCTGTCTTGACATGACTCTTTCTATGGCATCTCGGTCGTAGTCTCCATAGACGAAGAGGTCTGGAATAAATTCTGAATAAAAATGGTTACCTTCTTCCGTCCCTGATAAAACAATGCCTGCTGGGAGGTGTTTTTTATAATACATGATGTCTTTGACTAACGTAGACTTACCAGTATTACGCTTTCCAATAAAAACACATACCCGATCATCGCCCATTGTTTCGGGTTTGAATTTCTTCAATTGAAGATTCATTCTACTTTAGCGTACCGTTTTATTTAACAAAATTTTACTCACATAAAGTAGGAATGTCAGGTCGTTTAAGACTTGCGGCCACTGGAGTTCAGGATCAATGGCTCACAGGCGATCCACAATTTTCATATTTCCTGATGAATTTTAAAAGACATACAAAGTTTGCGATTGATTATTTCGAGAATCAATTTGATGGTAACATAGACTTTGATGAAATTATAACAGCTCGTGTACCAAGTGACAAGGGTGATCTCATAAAGAATATGAACTTGAAAGTTACACTGAGTGATCCAAAGCCGGATACACCTGGAATTAACGATGTATATTGGAATCCATCTATCGTCACAAATCTCATAGAGTACGCTGAATTGGTAATTGGTGGTCAAGTTATTGAAAAAATTACAGGCGAGTATATCTATATTCACCAGCAACTACACAACAATAACGATGATACGACACAAACACTGTATTTTTTAAATGGGCATGGTAACTTTTTAACGTATACTGGAGACTATACATACTACTTGGATCTTCCATTCTATTTTTTTAGAAATCCAACTTTATCCATACCAACCTGCGCCCTTACAAAACAAAGCGTCGAAGTAAGAATTAAAACGACGCCTCTATCCAAATTAATATTTTATGGCGCACCATCGAATGTAAGTGCATCAATAAGAAAGATTTCTCTAGACGCTGAATTTATATACGTTGCCGACGAAGAGAGGAACTTTTTAATGTCCAGACCAATTGAGTATGCTATCACACAACTTCAGATGTCACAATTTAAGATGAAAGCGGGTGAGACAAAAAAGGGTGTCATGTTAAATTTTAAACACCCCGTCAGAGAGTTATTTTTTGCGTGTACACCGGACAGCTTTAGTATTACAGCTAATGCACCAAATGCGTATACAACCATAAAGAATGTCGAATTACGTTTTAACAATCAAGTTGTATTTGACAACGATACAAAATTCCTTGTGTATGAACAGGCGTTAAAGCATCACACAAATTCACCGTTGGTTCTTCGTACACTTGCACCATTATTGGGTTTATTCACTCTCAAATCTGATTTTGGAATGTATAGTTTTTCGTTACACCCGGAAGTTCATTATCCAACTGGGCAAGTAAATATGAGTCGCATAGTTCACAAATTATTCACAATAGAAATAGAACCATCCAACTTAACATATGCGAACGATGTACGCGTCTATGCGGTGAACTACAATATTCTTCGCTT